CCATTGTTAGAACTGTCGCTTTGATCAAACCTATATGTGACACCAGGTATAAGCTGTATGCTTGCAGCAGTTTCTCCGTCTAAATGATATTTGTTTCCACTAACATTTGCTACTGTGACTGCAAATTCAATTATTGCAGTATTGCTTTCAAAATTAACTGTTTTATTGGTTAGTGTGTCTGTGCTTGTAGGTGTAAAATCTGCGCTCAGTGATCCTGAAGAATAGGTAAGTCCAGTTCCAATTTCGTTTTCGCCTATTAACTCAACCCAGTTTCCTGCGTGTGCGTAATATGCTCTACCTGTGCCGTGAACATGAGCAAACATACCATGATAAGTTGAGGCGCTAGGTAGATCACTCTCATTTGAATATATGTTTGCAAATAATACTTTTTGTCCATTCATATCAAGATCTGAACTATTATCAAAAGCTATTGTTCCAGAACTAAAACTTATATTTGTACCACCACTAAAACTAGAAAGAGTTGTAAAAGCAGAAGTAGAGTTGTCATAGTTTGACAAGTCATTATCTACAACAAAGTCATAATTATTATTTGCATCGTCATAAGTAATAGTAATAAGTGTCTGTGTTCCCATAGTAAGAGCTGTTCCAAGTGCGTCTTGTGCTCTTTCATTTGTAAAGTATAGATTTGTAGAACCTTCAGATAAATTGTCAGTATCAAACGCTGACATATTGACAGCAACAGTTGGGGTAGCTGTTTCACCACTGTTGTTAGAAAGTGTTATACCTGTTCCAGCAACAAGACTTGCTACATAAGCACCCTCAGTATCAGTTCCCAAGTTAAGAGGTTCATTTACAAAAGCAGAACCGTTATATCTAAGTATGTCACCTGTTGTAGTTGAAGTCAGTGTGACATCTGTTAGATCTCCAATACTAGCTGCTGCTATACGAGCATCTGCTCTAGCGTTTGTATAATAAAGATTTGTGCTACCTTCTGATAAGTCGTCAGTATCTTTTGTTGCGAGTCTAGTATCAAAAGCACTGTTGACTCTGGCATCTGTATAATAAAGGTTTGTACTTCCCTCACTTAAATCATCTGTGTCTTTAGCTGTAAATGCACTATCAAATCTTGCTTGTGTGTAGTAAAGGTTGCTTGATCCTTCAGAGAGATCGTCGGTAGTATTGTTAGAAAGATCATCCTCAGTTGCAGATATTGTTAATGTTCCAGCAGCGTCATCATAAGTAAGACTTACATTTGATCCTGCTGTTAATAATGTATTAACTTGATCATCTACTCGTTCAGCAGTGAAGTATAAATTAGAAGATCCTTCACTCAAACTATCTGTATCGTGATTTGAAATACTAGAAACTGTACCAGTGACAGTACCTTCTAAGTTTGCGATTAATGTACCAACAGTGTGTCCAGTTGCAGTTATGTCAACAGTAGAGGTTGGCTCAGTCTGTAATCCGTGAAATAATCTAAATTTATCAGATTGGCTTGCGTCCCAAACTAAACCTGCATATTTTGTTGTTGATGATTGTACATATTCACCATAGAAACCAATATCAACTGAGTTTCCAGAGTTTTCGTCAGCATACTTAAATAATGGATCATTGACAGTCACAGTAGTTGAGTCAACTGTTGTAGTAGTTCCCTGTACTGTTAAGTTTCCTGTAATTGTTGCATTACCAGCAACACTAATATTTGTAGATGTAATGTCGTCAGAAGTTAATGTTCCGTCAACTTGTACATTGTTAAACTGTACATTATCAGTAGTTCCTACGGCCTGACCAATAGATATTTCGCCAGACGAAATACCAACACCTGTTCCTGCACTAAAATGCGCTCTGACCTCTGATGCTGATGGACCTGTGTAAGTAAACACTCCTGTCGTGTTGTCATAACTTAGCGATCCATCTCCACCAGCATCAGAAACAGATAAACCTGTTAATGTAATAAATGCTGAATTTGTATTTGAATAGTTTGCTAGATCATTATCTACAACAAAATCAAATCTGTCATTTGTGTCGTCAAAAGATACTGTAATTAAAGTTTCTGTTCCGCCAGTGACCATTGCACCAACTTTATCTGTAAAACTTTCGTCTATTTCAGTTAGATCTACAACAAAAGATAAAGTACCTGAGCTTTCAGTAATATCTACACCTGCACCACCAGTAAAGGTAATAGTATTACCTAAAGCAATATCAGTTGAATTGCTACCGTCAGTGACAGTTATAGAGCTATTAGTAAAAGCTGAGTTTGGTAAATTAGTAATTGTATTACTAGCACCACTTATTGTTTTGTTAGTTAATGTATCAGTTGAGCTTTGTGTAATAAGTTCGTCATAAGATTGATTTTCGCCAGCAACCCAACGATTAGCTGAAACATCATAAAATATTCTTGCGTCGTCTGTGTCGCTTGTTTCGACAATAATACCGCTATCTACTTCGCCATTACCATTATTTAATTTTATAAACGCGTCATCAACATATACGACTTCAGCAGAAGTATTTAAAAATTCACCAGCAACACTTAAATTACCACCTATTGTCACAGATCCAGAAGTTGTTAATGTATTAAAAGTGACATCATCGCTTGTACCAAGACTTAAACTATCTCGTGCTGTTGAACCACTTTCTACAACCCATTGTGTTCCGTCTGAAACTATAAAAGATCCGTCTGCGTGTACTAAGTTAGCTAGTGTAGTGAGATCGGCGTCATAGGCTTGTACATCAGATCCAATTTGTAGACCTATACCAATTCTTAATGCAGCTAGAGTAGCATAACTTGCACCAGTACCACCATCGTCTAAACCAATGTAATCTGCCGATTGAAACTCCGCAAAACCGTCAGGATTTCCTTCGCTATCAATATTCAGCCTTATGGGGTTTTTTTCTGCCATTATTCGCTCATATCTATATTTTCTGTTTCCGTAGTCCCATCAGCTTTAGTTCTTGTGAAAACTAGTGATTTACCGTCTGAGGTTGGGGGCATAATAATTCTGGACAAAGTGCTACCGTCTGCTTGTAGAACTTCTATTGCTCTTGTACTCATAGCCACCGTTGATCCACCACCATTTACCGATGCTGTCGTTGTGACAGGAATAAAATGATTTTTAAGCGGAACACCACTACTCGAACCAGTTTTCAACGCTAGTGGCATTTTACCACTATGACTTAGAGTTATTGGTATCTTGGCTGATAGGTTAACAATCCTTTGCGTTGCGTCAGTTGTTATATCAAGTTTTCCAGATCTTTCAACTCTATTTATTGAGGGTGTAAAAGTTTCCAAACTTAAAGTATCTGTGGTGCTACTTGCTGCAACAGTAGTTTCATTTGCTACTGCTATGTTTTGAAATATGTTTTGTGATCCTGATCCGCTACCAGTAGAGGTTATAGTTATTTGATCATTGTTAGAATCAGAAGTTAATGTAATACCGCTACCTGCAATAAAAGTAAGTGTGTCTGAAGAGGAGTCTGCTACTACTGAAGATCCACTAGCACTTCCAGATCCAGCACTTACGCCGAAATTTGTAAAAGCATTTGCTGCTGTGTTGGTGTTTGCAATAGTGACTTTTTTTGGTGTAGCACTTGTATCCGTGCTGATAGAAATACCAGAACCAGCCTCAAACTCTACATTTTCAGAAGTTGAACTAGCTGATATTGTGGTATTACCATTTACAACAATTCCTGCAAAAGCATATTGTGCTGTTGCTGGTGTTGACCAAGATATATTACCTAACCCATCTGTTGTTAATACTTGTCCAGAATCACCGTCAGAACCGTTAATTCTTAATTTAGCTGAAAGAATATCAATTCTTTGTGAACTATCAATTTTTAAAGCCTCAGTGCTTGCAGTACCAAATTTTATATATGTATTTGACGCAGTAGTACCAATAGATAAATTACCGTCTGATACTACTGTTTGTCCGTCAAGATATAAGTTATCGTTTAAAGATACGATTTGCACAGTTGCATTTGATAGGGTATATCCTTCGCCAGAACTAGAGCTGTCGAAAAAATCGTCTTGTGTTGTTAAATTGTTTATTTCTAAAGTTGATCTGCTATGTGTTGTTAAAGACATTGCTTAACTCCTGTATGTCGTAAGAACCCCCTAAACTTACATATACATCTTTTAAATTCTTTGTTTTACTTTTAAGGTCTTCTAACTGATATTTCCACTCTTCATAATCAGGGTGAGATTGATCAAGTGGTTCTAATAAAATAGTGAATATCTGGACTTCGCTTTGTAGTATTTGATCAATTAAAAATCTTCTTTTTAATTTGTCGTTAAATACATTAAATTCATAAGATTCAGACATAGACTCCCTATTAGATACTTTTTATATTACTTAGGGATTTTTGGATTTAAGGTTTTTGGTTATTCCTGCAATTCAGTAAGTTTAGCTTTTAGATCTGTAATTCTATCTGTAAGAATAGCAATTTCATTATCGTGGCCACCTTCAGCATTTGAAAGTTCCATTTCAAATATTCTTTCCTCTTCACTTTTAATTCTTGCTTGAACGAAAGCTATTTGATCTTCAGTTGATAAGTATTCGTATGTATAAGGCATAGTTAAATACTACCTTTTATCTTTAAATCTTTGAGTAATTGCTCTATAAGAGTTTTTGAATTTAGAATTAAGTTCACTCTTTTCAACTCTATCTAAATCTATATCTTTTTGTGTCATTTGATCAACTTTAAAATCCCAATCTTCTCTTTTAAAAGGTATGACTTGTATAAAAGGCGTTCCTCTGTCTATGACTACATCTTTTGTTGAGTGCCATATTGTAGGAAAGTTTATGTGGTGATAGTGATCTGTTTCTACTATGCCAGGCAACACAGTAAATCTTTTTTCAAACTGATACACAGGTTGCATAAATAAAACTGAATATCCTGGTGGTGTGTAAATGCGCCACGGATTATTAAATTTTACCCCTTCTTTAAAATCTGTTTTCTTTAATGGCCAATTATATATTTGTTGATTCGAGTGAAAATCTATACCATATTGGGACATACCTTTATTGTCCCACTCCAAAGTTTCCATATCTCTTTGAACTAAAAAGTCAGCCCACATTGGAATAATATAACCCTGAGTTATTAGATCGACAATAGCAGGACATCTTTTTACTGTTCCACCACTCCATTTAATAGCCGTTTCTTTTGATTTTCCAAAGTAATTTGGTTTACCTTTTTCGTGAACAGCTTCTTGAATTATGTATTCATTCATACTTTTAAACCAATTAGGTATAAAAAATTTAGATGGTTTTATACGAGCATAATTTTCAAGACCTGCAACATCCGTCTTAAATTCTATAAACTTGTTTCCCCCCAAATCAAATTTCAATCGAATGTACCTCCTGCATCAGTATATTCAGTAGCTTTAGCGTTAATTTCATTTTCTATTTCGGTAAGAATGTCATCTTCTTTATCAGTTCTATTTTTGTAATTGTAATGTTTCATTTCAAGTTCTTGCAATTCATCTTTAAGTCTTTCAAGTAATTCTTCATTAGACTCTGATTCTGGCTCTTCAAAAATTTTATATGTTATAGTCATTAAGCACCTTCTAGCTCATCTATTCTTGCTTCTAATACATCTATCTTAGCTGATAATTGCTGAACTGCTTTTACTAATGGTCCTACAAATTGTGTATAGTCGACTCTTCCAAAGTCATCTGAATCACTTGTATAACTTTTATCTGTTTCAGTTATATCACCTATCTTTAAGCCACCAAAAGCATTATTACTCCCTGTTTCTGCAAACACAGCACTTTTAACTTCCTGTGCTATAAAACCCTGTTGAGTATTTCCAACTAAAGTTTTATATTTAGATGCTTCATCGTTATCATCGCTATACTCATTGTCTAAATATGATGATTTCCAATTAAAATCTCTTGGTTGTAATCTATTAATGAAATCAAGACCTAATGTTATGTCTGTAATATTTTCTTTAAGTCTTTCATCAGAGTGACTCACATCAAATCTGTGTTGAGTGATTTGTCCATTTACATAGTTTTGATTTGCGTAGTTTGAGTGATTATGATTATTACCTGTTATTCCGTGTGGGTTTGTGGAGTTCATAACATGGCTAACTGAAAGTAAGCCGTTATGTGTATTGTGTATTCCACTATGATTGTGTGCGTTTCCATCTATATTATTGTTTGTTAAGTTTGAATTACCATTTCCATTTCCATTACCATTACCAGTTCCGTATGGGTGATTATGTCCTGCTGAAATATTAGTGCTATTATTTCCAAAACTTAAATTTATATTTCCATTTGAATTGTTAATGGTTATACCATTTGAGTTGTTAGAAAAGTTAGAAGTTGTTTCGACATTACCCCAAGACATACCATTTCCATTACTTTTTAACACTTGACCTGAATTACCTGTATTACCTGATAATGACAAAGCTGTACTAACAGGTGTATAAATAGTCAAATTTGAAGTTGATGATCCTGATAGTGTAAGACCTTCTGCTCTAAGTTCCATATCACCCTGACCAGATAATCCACCTGCATATATCTGTATATCATCCCCTATTTCATAACCATAAATTCTAAATATATCAGTTCCAACAGCTTCTATAATTCCTCTTGTTCCTGAACTATAAATAAAGTCAATAGCAGAGCCTAAAGCAGCACCTATTTTTACTCTATTAGCACCTGTCGAAGATTGTATAATTCCATTAGATCCACCACTTAAAGATGTGTCAACAGTTCCACTTATTGTTCCCCTAGCAGTCACATCATTAAAGAAAGCATCGCCATCTGACTCAATGCGGAAACCCTGACTAGAACTATAATTTGTAGTTCTTATATTGTCGCTATCAATAGTTATTCCACCTAAAGTTCCACTTGTTAAAGCATCACCATCTTGAAAAGGTGTAAAATTTAGTTGGTTAGTTGTTATAGTGCTTGAAGCTATTTGACTTGCTGTAATAGAGTCAGCAGTAATTTTACCACCATCAATAGTCGTAGAGTTTGAGTTTACATCACTTGCTGCACCACTAACTTGAATAAAACTAGTATTTAATAAAGAAGCATTTAAAGTTCCTGTTGTAATATCACTAGCGTTTAGTGATCCTCTTATAGTTGCATTTTGAAACTCAGCGCTACCATCAGAATTTATAGACCAACCTGCTGATCCTGTTGAATAATTAGATGATTTTATAATAGAGTCATTACCAGTATCGCCACTAGCGTCAAGAATTATTGTCTGTCCTGATATTGTACCTGCGGTGACTTTGCCTGCTGAAACATCAGCAACTTTTAAATCTGTTATTGCTGCATTAGCTATAAGTGCATTTGTGACAGCTAGGTTTGCAATATTTTGTGAATCAACTAAATCTGCACTACCGCTTTGTTCGTCAGAGGGTTCAGACTCATTACCAGAACTATCAACTGCTGTCACTCTAAAGTAATGAGTATCTGCATTATCTAGATCTATGTAGCCAACAGCAGCAATACTATTTTGTATATGTGCAGATGTTGCAACTAACTCACCAATTTTAAAACCTGTTTGTGTGACTTTTTTTGTTGTTGAGTTATATTCAAGATCAAAACCAGTAGTGGTTGAAGCATATATATTTAAATGGCTAATATCTTTTGCAAGTGTAAAGTTTACAACTGGACTTACTGCATTACCATTGCTATCTTTTGCTTGTCCTAAGTTATGTACAAATTGAACTCTTAGTGGATTTGAGGCAATAGTTGCAAATCCGTCTGGTTTGTTTGGTGCGCCTGAGTCAGCAGGGGTTTGTATTGAACTAACTGTTGAGTATGCACTGTCAAAACCTGCTAAGTCAACTGCTTGAACACCTATCTCATAATAAGTATTAGGTGAAAGATCATAAATAATAAATTCTCTTGTATCAAACTCAACTGCTGAATATACATATTGAGTAGCTTGGTTATCATTAGTGTCAATAATATTATTACCGTCACTATCTTGAACTACACGCCATCTAATTCTGTAATAATCACCGTCAGTAATTGTAGATCCGTCAGTGTTGGTCGGTTGATTCCAAGTGACTTTTACAAATGCTTTAGATATACCATTACCGTCTGAGTAAACACCAGCAACAGTATCTATACCATTATTACCAGCAGAGTTAACAGGTTGATCTGGAATAGACTTATCTGGGGAACCTGTTTGGTCAACAGTATAACCACTCATTCCCAAACTCTCGCCAATAGTAGGTGCGACATCGCCAATTTCTAATTGGACATCTCCACTTTCCCAAAGTACATAATCAGTAAGTTCTGTATAGTTTCCATCTTTATCTCTGTAAAAAACACCATAACCCTGTTTCACAGGCCAAGTGACACCTAATATTCTTATCTTTGACGGATTAAGTATTTGTCCCTGATAAACAGTTTCGTGTAATGAAGATCTCCCATCTTCTATTCTGTCTGCTTCTGTATCTACAAAACCTATATCAGGATCAAAAATAAAAATTTTATCGCCGACTGTAAAGTCTCCAGATATGTCATACTCCTCTAAAGAAACATTTAAAGTTTTCTTTAGTTCGTTCATTTCATTTAAATATGAAGTAGCCCTAGTAGTTTTGTTTTCACTTGTAGTTTGTGGATCTGAAACATATTGGGTTCTTGATAAAGCTGATCCAAATAAATCTTTGTATGGATTACTACTTACAGTTGCTTGTCCAATATTTGCTTCTGCACCATACTTATTAGCTATTAACTCTACTGATTTTACAAACTCACTAGCGTCATACTGAGCAACTAAAGTTGTTGTGTTTATACCAGAAATATTAGGATCGTCACCACTTTGTCCTCTCACAATAATTGTGGAGGGATCACTTGTGTGTCCAGAAAATATAGCGCCTACCGGTCCAGCGTCAATGAAACCTTTATTATCTACTTTAAATTCAACATTTAAATCTTGACATACATACTTAATTGCTTTTATTGCTGATTCTGCATAATGTTTACCAGTATATTTTTTGCTGTCAGTTGGCTCTGTTATAGTACCTTTTCTAATAGGTCCCTGACCACCAGATTCGTCCCTTAATAATCCTCTTGGTGTTCCTGTAAAATCTAATGTGTCCTCTAATGTTTTATTTTTATATGACCTAACACCAGTAGGACCACCTGTTTGAGCTATTGGCATACCTCTTGTGTCACTGTCACCTAAATAAGCAATCAAGCCCTGACCAGTTATTAAAACACTCTCGTCATCTCCTATTTCTAAAGAATAAACAATACCTGTGTATTCTGACGCTGATAGCAAAACACTATCAGAAAATTCTTGCACATTTAGATCTCCTGGAACTATAACTATATGTCCCCAAGCATCTATTGTATTTATAACTGAGTTAGGTGTTATCTCTTTATTTAAAGACAAACTAAATTGTCCTGGAGCCATTAATTTTTCGGTGACAGACATTAGGCTCTAACCAATCTGACAACTTCATAGACATTGTCTAAGTATTGATCTCTGATCTTGTCAGCAGTATCAATAGAAGTTGCAGATGTCCCATCAAATTCAAAGCCTATAAATGCTTTGAGTGTTGCAGTGTTGCTTGTGCTATTAATACCACCATTAGTTGTGTCAACATCAAAGTTGTTTGGTGATCCTAAAACAATTCTATTACCTTCTGTATCGTTAGCTGTTGAGGTTGAATAACTTGTGTTATCAGTGTAAGCGATAGCAGTAGTTGGCTTTATATTGAATTGAGCAGAAGACCATTGTGACGCAACTATTGAAAAGTGCCTAGCACCTCTTCTTAGTGTCACATCAAAAGTTAGTCTTTGATCACGATCAGTAGCGTCGTAATAACTTGTAAGTCTGATTGTTGCTACTTCAGGTTCGTTTTTTAAAATCTTAATTGATCTCCAACCCTGCCACTCTGTAAAGCTCGTACCTCTTGAAACAGCAAATTCAGTTGCAGATTTATAACCGTCACCATCATAAGTTTGTATAGTAAACCTAGTTTGTGCTGTGTTGTTATCAAAAGTCATTTTTACTAAACCATTTTCCAGTATGGTTGATGACGGTGAGTTGTTAGGTGACTCTAGACCACATCTTAGTCTTGACACATCAGCAACATCGTCAGTGTATATCTTGCAAGAGTTCTTATAAAAATCGTCAGTATCTATCAAATATTTAGCGTTGTATGATCTTATATCTGACGCATACCTTACTATCGTATTACCGTCTGCACCTACTCTTGTAAAGTTTGACGGTGTATTGCTATGGCTATGGTTATATGAGTCAACTGGTCCTGCATAAAACTGTGTTGTTGTAGAAGTAATAGAGTGATCATTTTCTATCAAACCACCAGAAAACTGGCTTTCAAATTCCAGTTCACCCATATTTCCTAAATAATCTAGATCTATATTGTATTCATATCCACCAATCATGACTCTGTTGGTACTAATACCAGCACCCATAACTTTTACATATCCAGACATTGAACTATCCCCAGACCAAATAAAAGGAACTGTATAATATCCATTTGCACAAGCAAGTAATTCATCCCTTAAATACTTAATAGTGTCTAAGCTACTATCAACAAAAACTCCATTTAAACTTAAAGAGTGTTCATTACCGCTTTTATTTTGAGTTAAAGATCCTGGTGAAGTAAAAGTTAATCTACCTATTGTTATTGTATTAGACATTTCTTAACCTACACTTTGGACACACTTGATGATTACCCATTTGATAGAAGTAATCACTACAACCATCTTGTTGACAATAAATCATATTTTCTACCTGTTTATTGTCGATCATTATCTACCTCTAATACCTGTTCCTATTAATCCTTCTCTATCGAGTTTGGACAATTCTTTTCTAATTGCGATTGCTGCTTTTCTTGCTTGCATTGGATCAGAAGGAACACCTGAAACATTTACATTTAAATTTTGTACGCTAATACTACTACCAGTTGTTTTACCTATTGGTGTTATATCAACTCCACCACCAGGTATTGCTCTTATCAACTCTGGTCCGTACTCACCAACTAGACCAATTCCAGCGCCCAAGAAACCACCGCCGTAATATCCTGGTATCCTACCGCCTTTGTAATTACCATAAATTGTTCCACTACCAGTAGTAAGTTTTATAGTTCTTTCTTGTCCAGTCACTCTTTCTAGATCTTGTTCTATTTGATCTAGTCCAGCATCAAATTGTGATTTATCAATATTGATTGTTATTGCTTCTTGCTCTATCTTTAAGTTCGTATTGAAATATTTTTCTGCTATTCCGTCAACTTCATTTGCAAAGTCTTGACCAAGAGTATCTGCAAGTTCTGATGTCGTATCAACTATTTTGTTTATAACATCATTGTCAATACCTACTACTTGTCCTAGTTTTTTAAATGTTTCAATAGCACCAGGTCCCATTTGTAGTAATTGAAATGCTTGATTTGCTAAACCAAATTGCTGTTGTGCTAAACGCATTTTTGCGTCTTCTATTTCTTCGTCTAGTTCACTTAATCTATTTGCTCTTGCGTTTTCAGCTTTATCCAACTCTTGCTCTGCTAATTGATATTCTGCAAGAGATATGGTGCCTTCTTCGTAAGCAAGTTTTAAGAAATCTCTTTTATCTGTGGCGTCCTGTATAGCTTTATTTTGTGCTGCTGTATTACCTTTAAGTAATTCTGTTTGTTCCGATATAAGTTCGTTTAAGTTCTTTTCAGCTTTTGCTCTACTTCTTTGAGCATTAAATACACCAAATTGAGAACCAAATGCTGAATTAATTTCATTTGTAGCCTCACCAACAGATTGTTTAATTAGATCTAAAAAGTCAATCATTGTTCCTTTAAATTCCATTTCTAAATTTGGATAACCCTGTTGTATACCCTCTACAAAACCTAACATTAAGAAATTACCAAGTTCTTTTGTGACTCTTGATGGTGATCCGAATCCACCCTCTTCTTCTATAACTTTGATAGTATTATCAAAAACTTTTCTCATTGTTTTGTATAATTCTGGTGATTCTTCCCTGATACCCTCGATCATACCGCCAATAGTATTACGGCCTAATTCTGTCATTTTATCTACGGCCTCTTCACTTACACCATCAACACTGTCAAATAATGCGTCTTTTAATTCGTTAGAGGTAGATAGGTTTGCACCTTCAAGCATTACTTCAAATAGATTTAATTGATCAGCATCGTTTAATAAGTTTTGTATAACTTGTGCATATTCAGGTCCTAGAGATGAAAACAATAATGCTGCGTCGTCAAAGCCCTCTTGGACTAAGAAATCAATTTGTTGTTCAAATATTTCTTTAAGTCTTATTTTGTCAGCTAAATTTTTATTTATTTCTTCAGCAGACATTTGGGCTAATTCCCCAACACCGTCTAAAGTATTAAATAAACCTTCAGCACCAGCTCTAGCTTGTTCTGCAATTCTTTCAAAAATATTTTCACTATTTTTAACTTCGTCAAATAGACTTGAATAACTATCTTCCGCGTCACCATTTAAACGAATTTGTTCCATTGTTTGACGGATCATAGTCTCTTGTGCAGGGAACATAACTTCGGTTATACCAAGCTGTTCCATAGCTTGTATTCTTAGTGTTCTTTCTTTTTCGTCATTGTAAGCCTTTACAACTTGTCTATTTTTTTCAATAGGTCCTAATATTCCATTGTAAAAACTTACTAGTTCTTGATTTTGAGTGACCATCATTGCTCGTTCTTTTGGACTCATCATTAAGAAATCAAACAAGACAGATTTATCTATATAGTCGTCCTCGTACCCAGCCGTAATGTCTTCAATAAAGGCCTCGACACCTTCTCTTGTTTTTGTGACTGTGTTATCAAACCCCTCTATAAAACCACTTTCTAATAGTTTATAACCTTTGCTTGATCCTGGACCGCTAGCTAAAAAGTTATTTATATCACCCATAGCTGCTACAAATTGTTGTTCATTTAATATTTGATCTACAAATGCTTCCCAACCGTTTGTATCGCCAGCAATAGCAAAAATTGTTTTTTCAAGAAAAGCATCTTTATCAAAACCCTCTGGTGCTTTTTCTAAGGCCTCTTGAAACTCCGCGCTGTTAAACAACATTGCTTGTACACCCTGAGCATCTGGTCCATCAATACCTGAAAACGCTTCTAATGTACGCCTCATCATTTCTAGCTCACCTGTGGCTGCTGCTGATCTTGCACCTATAATTCCAAGAGTTGTTCCTAGTAATACAAAGAACCCTGCTGGACCACTAACTAATCCCATAGCTATGGCTTGTACTCTTTGTAGCTGTGCGCCAAAAATAGCTAATGCTAATGTCAAAGATCCAAGAGCTACTTTCAAAAATCCCATTGCGTTTTCTGACTCAACTATTCCTAATAAAAAGTTTTGTACAAACCTGTTAGCATCTTTAAGAGTTGGTACTAATTGATCTCCAATTTGTACTTGTAATTCGTTAAATATGTTTTTAGTTATTTGTAATTGTGATTCTAAAGTTGCATATTTCTTTAAGGCCTCTTCTGTTGCTGCTGTGTTCTCTATCATTGCTTTTGTAGCTAGATCTAGAGTTTCGCCAACCAAACCACCTGCTTCAGCAAGACCAAGAAGTGCAAGCATTGTTCTACGCTGTGACAGGCCTAGCTTATCTAATAATCCAACTACATCTGTACCACTATCATTTAAAGCACCTAATCCTTCAATAAAGGCCTGTACTGCTCTTGCAGGATCGTCTTGGAAAAATGCGGAAAAAGCCTCAGTGACAGATCCACCAAAGTCAGAAAAATCTTGTGTTCCGTTAGCTGCTATTTGTGCAAATAACTGTACTTCGTCACCAGCAGATATTACAGAAGAGTTAATACTTTGAAATACACGAGCAACCGCAGTACCACCAGCCTGAGCAGGAACACCGATTGCTTGTAAAGCTGTTGCAAATGCTAACGCATCTTCAGTACCAGCACCTACCTGAGCTGCGGCCTGTTGGATACGCAAAACAGTAGTCATAATTTCTGACTCTGTTGCAGCAAAGTTGTTTCCTAGATCTACAATTACAGAAGCTATATTTGAAAAAGTTTCGCCATTTGTTTGTGCAATAGCATCTAACCTAGCAAGACCTAGTGCTGCGTTTTCAACTGTTAAGTTAGTTGTGACAGCTAATTGAGATACAACTTGAATAAATGATGGTAAGTTTTCTACCGCTACACCTAACTGTCCACCAAGCTCACCAATTCTATTTAAGTCGTCAGTGCTGACTGGTGATATTGTAGATAATTCTTTTACAGATTCAGCTAAGGCATCAAATTGTTCTTCAGTAGCCTCTACTGTTTTTCTAATACCAGCAAAGCTAGCTTCAAAAGCTATAGCAGATTGAGCAGCTTTAAAAAATTCAATAGTGATTGCGCCGATACCGATCATTGCAGCAGAGGCAGCTTTCGCAGCTTGGGCTGCTACCATTTGTTGCTTTTGTGCAGTTTTCTCTACTACATCATCAACATCTTTTTTAAGTTCAACAAAGCCCTTTTGTTCTATGGGGGTATATACATTAATTACTGCTGGTCTGGTCATAGTCTTCCTTAACTACTCTTTTTTGATCTTCCAAAAGTTGATCAACAGAAGTAGGAACACGATTTCTATTTCTACCCATTCTGCGATCAAGCTCTTCTTTATACCAGCCTGGTGGTGGATCATCGCCTTCAGCTTCTTTACTGTTAGAGAGTTCTTCCATAGCAGGCCTAAAGAAGTTTGATTGTTCTAAGGGCATTTTACCAAGTAATCTATAAAATTTGCGCCATTCAACTTCTAGGGGTTCATGTAGATTATAAAATCTGAGAAAGTCAGATTCCACATCAGACCATCGATCTACTATGTCAATGATCTTGTATGTTATTTTGGGGAATCAGCGTCATCCTCATCAGTTGGCAGTTCTTGATCTTGGACTACATCTGCGCCTAGGCCATATTGTTCCATTAGCCAAGCTGATATTTCTTGTAGGGTTTTGAAATCGACTTCTTTTTCTAGTGCGACTAAATTTTCAAGACCGAAAATTGAACTAAACCATTGTTTTAAATTTGAGGCTGCTAGCGAGCCATCGTCATTCATCCAAGTCATTTGATCTAAAACAACTTTGGCTGATAAGAATGGTGGAAAGTTATATTCTTTTCCATTTACCTTAACCACTATTGGTTCGGTATTACTCGCTTCTTTAGCAGCATCAAAATCTTTAAAACGCTTACTCATTGTATCCTCCCATCTTAATTAAGCATTTTAGTTGACGGAACCTTCAGTTGTACTGTTGGTGTTGTCAACAATTCTAAACAGATTGTTCTTACCGTCAGTAGTTCCTACTGCGGTTGATGAGCTATCTGGTACTAATATTTTAAACTCAACAGCAATAAGCACTTTTTGAGGTGCTTTTTGGTGAGCCATAGAAAAAGCTCCAACATTGACAGCACGAGGGATCTGTATGTGACGGATAGCGCCACTTGGACCACTTGTGACCAACAATAAGGCTTTTTCACCAAAAGTAGTTGTTGCAGGTGGAACTAATGAATCATAACCAGTTCCATAAGTTGCATCGTTTTCACTTAATTGTGAAGATGTACCACCAAAAGCAACATTTAAATTTGCTAAACTAGCTTGTGCTAGAGTACCAGTTAGTCGAACTTCTTGTGCAGTCTTTACAGACTTAATAGGATCAATTTCTTCTGCGACCATAATGTCTTCAAAAGTCTTGTCATATTCAAGAGTCCAGCCATCTTCAGAGTATCCTATGTCGCCCCAGGAAGAGCTATTGTCTGCCCATTCAGTAGCAGTTGTACTGTCTGCGCCTGGAAATGCTGTTCCTTTATCTGCTGTATATAGAACACCTGTACCAATAAGAACATCGGATATAGTACCTGATGTATTATATGTTGTTGGCATATATTCTCCTAACTTAACTTATACTTTTAATATGTTTGCAAACATATCTATTCTTCCTCAGAGAACCAATCCTCTTCGGAAACAGTGTCATCTACCTCATCGCTAGATTTATCGTCATTGTCTTCTGATAAAACAGTCTGACTGACTTCTTTGACTTCCCAATCTGATCCTTCTTCAATGAATTTAGGTATCCCTAGAGTACCGTTCCATTGACGACCAGTTGACTCTTTAAGTCTTTTCCAATCAGTCCCATTAACTTCTGTCCACTCATCTTTCGTAAATGTCAACCCAGTAATTTCATCACCGATTGTCCCTGCTGGGTACAAAGGGTTAACTTTTATTTTTACTTTAGCCATAATTTACTCCTGAGATTATATTAGAGGATTTTTTTGCAGATTAGTGTTATTCAGTATATCGATAAGTCATTGCAACACTGATTTGGAATTGTGCTACTTGTATATCTCTTTGTTCTACTCTTGTAGGGGCTACTTGTACTTCAAAATCGTAAATGAGAGCTTTAACTCCAGATCCAGTTGTGACTTCTATTTGTCCCTCAGTAAAGGCCTCTTTAAATATTATCTGTGCAATATTACTAGCAGTAGTAAAGTCTGGTTCTGATTTAGTACCATCACTACCCCATCTACCTGCATATACGATCATTGTCATGTCAGCTATATTGACTGCTGATTGAGAAGCTGGATCTAATAAAGAATTTCCGTTATTTGTTATAACAATAAAAGGTAATGTAGGACTACTAGGTAATCTAGTAGATATTCTTGTTGACACCTCGTCTGTTATGCTTGTTTTACTTAAAAGCCACGCCCTTAATACAATTTCAGGATCAGGTGGCATATTTGCGTTATCATTTATTCCAAAACCCATTAGAAAGGAACCTCTCCACTACCGCTTACAAATTCTATTGCTTGTGTTTCACCAGCATTTTCTACACTTAATTCAAATGCATCTTGCGGTGGTCTTACTGGCTGATAAGACATATAATTCATCTTATTAGACATTTTCTTACCATTTACTACTAAATCATAATCAACTTGTGGAAAATAATGGGTTAATGCGGCCATAAGAGATTTACCTAACCAACCAAAGTTTCTTGCAGGACTAAAACTTTCTCTACCAGGATACCAACCACCATAAACAGTTTTCCACCAGTATGGAGCTTGATCCGCCTCACGAAGATTACCACCTGGTCCTGATCCAATACTAATACGACCAGTTGCTACTGATCTTGCGTCGCTAAAATAAATACCCCTAATTCTTATACTATCTCTTAAATTACCAGTGACAATAGGTGCCTCTCTATTACCATCAGCATTACCAGTCTTCACTCCACCAATCATGTTGTACTGTATATCCCTAAGTAAGTTGGGCATACTAAACTCTTCAATCGTCAAACCTTTTTTTTGCATATCCTTTAGAGCCTTTAAATATTCACGCTCTAACTTACCACCCATTTCTTTATTAATTTTTGCTTTTACATCTTCAGTTAATACTTGTCCAAACACTTGCGTTTTTTGTTGAACTTTGTTGTTATAGTAATTCTGCACTTTTTGTGTTGCAATTTTTCCGTAAAACCTATTTGCAATACGAGTTGCTACACCCATAGTTTGAGGTATAACAGTTTGTCCAATACGACCAGATATTCTACCTGCAACTCTTCTTTGTATACGCAAAGAAGCACCCTGTCCTCTAGGTGTTAAAGATTTTAAGTCAGCACCAATTCTTGCATATTGTAGGCCTAAACTTCTTATAGGACGCAAGCCCTGATCAAGAACATTAAGAGATATAACATCGCCAATACCTATGGAAGTTTGGTATAAAAGATCTGTAAAACGATTGCTAGCCATTAGCTACTCTTTCTTACTTGTAGCCTTTTTATAACTGCACTTCCGTGTCTATTTTTCATAATACTAATACCAATGATTTCGTAATATGTTGAACCAATAGCAATACGATTACCATTATTTACAGTGACGCTAGCTGGTATGTAAAGATCATATTCGTCAACAAGAAGTTCTTTATTCTCTTGTGTTTCATCAGATCTTTGGGTGACTAATCTACCCTTAGTTGTAGTTGAAGTTGTCCAACTAGAACTATACAAACCTCTGTCATCTACTGAAGAGGTATCTACTGTTTGAACTGTTATATCTTCTTTAAGATTTTTTGTATATACTGACATATCATTACTTTAGTAAGCAATTCCAGAATCATAAGGATTTTAGTTTTCTAGTTTTTTTCTTAATTTTTCTAGAGTTTCTCTTTTTTTCTGTATGTCAGCTAATTTACCGCTAGGATTTTCTAAACAATTTTTACAAACTTTTTGTCTACCGTCTTTGTATTTTTGTGTCTTACCAAAACTTTTTATAGGTACTATATCACCACATTTAGCACATTGTTTTTCTGTTGGGTTCCAACTTTGTTTTTCTACATACTGCTGTGCTTCTTTGACGCCAAGCCAAATAGCAGGATCTTCTTTCATCCAACTTAAAAACTTTTCTAGGCCTATTGGTAGATCTTCATACAATTCTCTAACAGTAAGGCCGTATTTACCATCTCTAATTCTGTCAATAACAGTAATTGCTACTTGATGATCTATTGCAGATATAGGATCAAAGCCTGCTTGTTCTCTTAATTGTCTAACTCTTTCGTGTGAACACTCCCACTCTCTAGCCCAATCACTTAAAGGTTTGTGTGGATCAGCTTTAAATAATTCATAAGCCTTTTCAACATTAGGTACTTTTCTACTTGGCATCTTTCCTCTTTCTAGTTAGTCCTCTTTCTTTTCTAATTTTCCTACGCTCTCTTTCTGATAGTCCACCCCATATACCAAACTTTTCATTATTCACTATGGAATATTCTAAACAGTGTTCTTGGGCAACACAGGAATTACATAATTCTTTTGCTTTTCTTGTGCTTGCACCTCTATCTGGAAAAAATAGATCAGGATCTTCGCCTATGCAGTTGGCATCAACCTGCCACCATAACTCTTGTAGTCTTAGTAGATTACTTAGAGCTTCCTGTTTATAGTCCACTGTTCACCCTTAATGATTTCATCAAATTGTTTGTTTACTTCTATCATTTGATTCACATTTTTTCTTGTGTACTCATTAAGGTGTGCGTGTAGCAAACCGTGGTAATTTAAAAATCCAATTAGCCAAGTGTATGTTGCTAGATCTAGCATTAAACAAACACCTGTTTTTTATAAGGTGCTAATAATAACTTATCACTTTCTCTAAGTAATGGTCCATCGAAATATGCTAAAGGATCAGCATACTTTACATCTAAATCGCCGATGCGTTCTTCAATAACTGTGTTCATATTTGCCCCATTGGTCGAGTCCGCTAAATGAGTGTTCACAGCACCACTATCAGCGTTTGAACTTAAATTCAAACTCGACAATATTATTCTTGCACATATTCTTGCGCTTGTAAACTTTATATCGTCAGGAATTGTTGAATAGCCTGCATTGTAAGATACTGATATATTCTTAGGTTTAGCACCTGACCAACGACCTAATACTCTTTCTACTCTACCGTTAGAGTGAAATACAAAATCATTTTCATTACCTTCAGTAAGAGCATTACCATCTTCAGTGATAGAGCTGACAGAGTTTACAGGAATATGTTTTAAATTAATTTCTCTGTTATTGTCACCAAATAGTGTTTCAGTTTGATTTGCTGCCTCAACATCATATCCTAGATATGTTTTAATTATTTGATCAGCAAAGGGAATGATCGAATTGGTCACAGTTGTTTCAACTGTTGAACTTAGATCTACACCTAATATAGTTTCGACATCAGTGTAAGCGCAAAGAGCCATTTAGGATCTCCTTACTTATTTTCAGATGGTTTAACTGCTTTTGTTTCTACTTTTTTCTTTGGAGCTTCTTTTTTCTTAGCAGGAGCTTTTTTACCCCAACCTTTTTCTTTTAACCAGCTTTCTGGATATGTTTTTCCAGCTCCACCAATTTTAGAAGCATTTGATTTAGGAAGTTCAGCTTTAGGTCCTTCAAATAAAGTACCATCGCCTAATTCCCAAAGATCTTTTTCCAATTTAACGAATTTTTCACTCATAATTATTTAATCCTAACTTATTTTTATCTCTTTTTAGGTCTTTTACCCATAGGCTTTTTTTTCTTTGGCTTATTATGATAAGGCATAATATTCCTTTCTGTCGTGGTAGGTGGCTAAGTATGCCCTTACTTTATATCGCTTTGAAACCTACCGATTGTATACAATCTAAAAAAATATAGGGGCTATTGCTAACCCCTATATTTAAAGTTAAATGCTATTAAGCACTTGTGATCTTGTGGAAAGCCTCTTGTCTGTAAACAGGGAATCCAACGCGCATTGTAGCTCTGATCACCATGATGTTCTTTGTAAAGTTTTCACCGTGGGAATCGCTAACTGCGACATCAATACCTTGCCTCATTACGACATGAGCTGCTTCACCGCCACCGAACTTACCAACTAGGATAGTTCCTTCAGAGATTGCAGTTGTTGGAACAACTTTTAATCCCCAAAGTTGGTTAGCTACTGCACCAGCGTATCCGCCTGCGGATGTGAACACTGGAGCTTTTGCTGCATAACCAGCAGATGATGTGCCAGCAAAATCTTCGTCTAATTGAAGAACGATTTGTGACCAATCATTTGGGTGGATTACGATAGCATCTGGCTCTGTGAAAGCATTTACTCTAATATCTGTAATTGCTCCATAGATTGCGCCAATTCTACCAAGTCCGCCTGCATAAGATCCATAAGCAGTAGATCCAACATTGGATTTTCCTGCGTCTAATAGACCTTCTAGGTTAGGTGATGTACCATCACCAGCAATAAGCTGACCGTCTAGTCTTAATCTCATCATGGTTTGTAGTCTAGAGTTCAAATATGATTCTAAACCGCTAACATCTTGCATCAACTCATCTGTGACTGGAATGTTAACACCAAGTTTTGAGATTGTGGCTGTTCTCTCGGTGAATGCTAATGCTGCTTCTCCAACTGCTGCTGCTTCTGCGGCTTCAGCTGCGTTATTTGTGAAAGTAGTTTCTTCCAAATATACGAAAGCATTTTGATCTGTTTGAATTTGATCAAACAAGTTAATTACTGCATTAGGATCACGAAGAGCTGTTTCTAAAATACCAGGTTGTCTTAATGACTCTGGTGGGTATCCTGTTGTAGTTAAGTTTGTTTTTAACTCAAAAGGAACTGTGGATTGAATATTCTTCGCACCATTTTCGACATAGCTTTTGTAAGCTGCTGATTTCATAACCTCAGCACCGAAAGATCCAACTTTTGGCTCTTCTGATGGGTTAGGAACAGATGCTACTGCATTATCAGAAAGATCTAATTTAGATTTAGCTTCAGCTACTTTTAAATCATCTCTTAAAGATGCAAGTTCTTCATTTCTGTCAATGATTGCTTGCTTTTGCTCAGGGGTAGCACCACCTTCTTGACCTTTAACTTCGTCAAAAAGATTTTTTAATTCACCAGACTTTTGCGCTATATCATCACGAGTTTTTACAACTTCGCTCATAATATTTACTCCTCAATAATCTCGTTATCTTGTACTTCTACATCGACTAATATTGAGTCTGTTAAGATTTCTTGTGATTCAAGCCATAGCTTGTCCAACTCGTCATCTAGGACTTCTTCTGTTGGTAATTCAGCTTCGTCAATAGGATCTTCCTCTGTTCTTTCGTCCCCTGTGTCTACTTCTGGTTCAGGATCTGCCACAACGGTTTCTACTTCAGCTTGCGCCTCAACAGTTTCCTCTGCTTTAGGTTCTTCCTCAGTTGTATCTACTGGTTCTGTTTGAACTTCGGTTTCCTCGACTTCTACTTCATTTACAACTTCTGCTGTTTCTGACAAATCGCCCTCACTTCCAAATTCATCTACGAATTTATCTATTTCCGCAAAAGCGTCTGAAACGCTTTCTTGGACTGCTCTGAGAGCTTCTGTCGCTGAAACTCCCAACTTCCTACCATTCTTTTGCCTGAGTTCCCCAATGGATTGAACTCTGGCCACTAGGCTATTCAATGCAGCAAGCACATCTTTTACCTCATCAGAAAATCGCTTACCTTGCACGCTGGCACGATCTTCTAAAACCTCTTCGCCTTTTACTACTGACATTTTTTTTGCTATTTCATTTAACAGATCTAGCGAGTCTTGATCTGTTGGTACTTCTTTGAGTATGTCTTTCATATTCAAAGCTATGTCATTTAAAACTTCCATAGCTTTTTTGGTTTTACCCATTACTTTGTCATAGTCTTCGTGTGTAGCACACGGCATATAAAAAATTTGTCCATCTGCGTCATGAGTATGTGATCCACTGCAACCTAATTGTTTAGCACGATCTTCAGCTTCTTCTGCTGACATATACATATCGCCAGTAGGTTTTGCTTTTTCTTCTTTCATACCCTCTTTAGCACATTTACCTGTCTTGTCGTAATCACACTCACCATATCCTTTTTCTTCCTCTTCAGGATCTTCTTTTTGGATACTGTCGTGTGATAAAACACCTTTTTGATCTGTATCATCTTTTTGACTTTTTATAGCCATAGTAAATGTTTCTTGATTAGCACCGACTAATACTGGGCTTACTTCATAAACGCTTAGATCTTTTAAGTATCTAACATCTTGTTCTTCGTCATTTGCACTTTTAGCAAACTTACCATATTCACTGTCATTTACTCTAAAACCAAATGACCATTGTTGTAGATTACCCATATTCTTGACGAGCTTGTAGGCCTCTGCACCAGACTCGGTGTCCATAAAAAATTCACCGTCAAAAATTGCTTTCTCTTCGTCTTTTACAATTTTACCTTTACCGATTGGTTTATCCCATTGGTGCGCCCAGACCATTGGTACTGTTTCTGATTCTTTATCAAAGCCTGATTTGATAGCTTGTGGTAATACAACATCGCCATCTGTATCAATGTCGTTGAACAGTGAGAATACTGCTGCAACCTTTCCTTTTTCCTCGTCACCTTCTTTAAATTCTACTTGTATTTTTTTATACTCGTCTGACATAGCATTTAACTCCAATTCAAAAATATATTTTCTATCGCTATTATGCAATATTAACTAAAAATTTTTTACTTTTGTGTATTTACGATAGCCAACAGTAAATACTCAAATGTTGCATACTAGTGGTATAATTGCCTATGGACGATATATTAGTGATTGCGACACTTCATATCTCCTCTGGAAGTTTCCAGATGACTGTAAAGTCTGACAAGACTGCGACTGCGGAAATTTTCGGTGAATTAATCACATTAAAAATGATTAATAATAAAATAGAAATATCAGACAAGTTCAGCGCTAGTCAATTTAAAGGCGGTGCTGAAGAAAGAGATGAATTAATCAAATGGCTGAAACAAACAATGAAAGAAGCGCTAGCATAGATAGTTCAAATGACAACTTTGCTCTTTTTATGGACGCTATATCAGTATCAGATCGATCCAACAGAAATAAAATTATAACTGATTGGTTGGCTGTTTTATCTGCATCTGATCAAGATAGATTAGTTAACAAACTAAAAAATCGTGGTATTGAATATCAACCAAAAGAAAATTCTAGATTTTTTGAAAATTCTTAATTTCTGAAGTCTTTAATTTTTCTTAATTTAGATATTGGTTGAGTGACTGACCTGTCAGTTTTCTTATGTGATCCATCTTCCATAATAGCCCACACAACCATAGTGGCTTCGTTATCAGTGTTATTTACTGAACTAACTATTCCGTGAACAGTTGATGGCGGATCAGGATCTTTATTTATTGACCAAGAAACAGCATCTCCCACTTTTACTGAATCTGCTTTTTCAGATCTAGCTGAGTTCATTTCTACTTCTGATAAGGCCTCGGCCTCTTCAGTAGATACATTTATTTCCTCAATAACATCAAAAGCATTTTTCTTAGAACTTAGTGGATGACTGCTAGGTAGTAAATCAGTATCGTATGGTTTTCTTTTAAACTTACCTGTTCTTAAAGCTCTTAATAGGCCATTCACTCTGGCCATTGCCCACTGGGCTGGACCTGCAACATTACCTCTTACTGATCCAGGGTTATTTTGATACGCTGCTAAACCTCTGTTATAACAAGCAGTCAACATTCTTAAAGTTGCTCTATGTCTAGGATTTTTAGCGTTATGATCGTCTACTTTTTTCTGCAATGCTTTTCTTGTTGCTGCACTAAGAGCTTTAGCTTCTATTTCATCTAGTAAAGCCTCTTGTATCTTTCTTCTTTCACGAATAACTTTTTTGTATTCGTTAACTGTTTTTTTCATAGCACTAACACCAGTTTTTGTAGTACCGCCCCATTTCATTACAGCAATGTATCCATTTAGTTTTGTATTACCAGAGTGTCTGGCCATAAAACTTTCACGCCTTTTAACCCAGTTCAATACTGATTCTGATCTATCGCCAGATCTGTATTTTGTCCACCTGTTGAAAGCATCATTACCAGTAAAAGAGGTTGGTGGATTACCACCTGTACCAGCTCTACGCCAGATTTCAGGCCAGTTCTCTTTAAGATCTTTTACATAGTTATAATCTGGAAATTGTTTAAATTTGCTATTACTAATCGATATAGTTTGGTTATCTCCAGAACTTGGAAAGTTTGTTTTCTTTGGTGCTTTACCTTCTTTTTTCATACGACCTAAAGCGTTTCTTGCTTGATCTTCATTTTCATAACATTTAATTACTTCGTTAGTATCGTGATCTAATATACACCAAGCACCATTAGGCATTTCAGCAACATACTTTTCCTCATTCAATTCAGTAGGTTTTGGTTTTAAAATTTGTGATCTAATTGACTCAACATCAACAGAAATAGTTGTCATAACTTTTTCTTTAAGTTCTTGCATATCATTTCTTAGTTTCGCTACTTCTTCCTCTGTTGTGATTTCTGGTTGTTCTGTTTCCTCAACAGGTTTAGCGTCTATTGATCTTTCAACCATATTCATAGGTCTTAAATATATATCGTGTGTTTCATCTGAATTAAGGCCTGCTTGTTTTCTGGCCTCTCCGATTGTGATCCAACCACCCTGAACAGCAGTATTCATTCTTTTATAAATATCATCTTTGTCTTGTGATAAAGCCCTTACATCTTCTAAATTGTAATTTACATACATACCCTCAGCGTCATAATCTTTTCTAAGAAGTTGATGTGTTAACTCTGACGCAACTGATTTCCATAAAGGTACTAATTTTTGTTCTGTAAAAAATTCTCTAAGTTCTCTGGTGTTGTTATAAGTAGCTGCGTCCAAACCAGCACCTAAACCTGCAAGAATAGCTGGGACACCAAGAACTGCTGATACTCTTTCTTCTGGTAATTTTCTTAACTCTGTTAAATTCATTTGATCAGGTGAGAAAGATACGACTTCTACATTCATAGATCCAGATAAGACCATAGGTGCGCCACGATTTTTTCCGCCAAACTTTTGTTTGTACATAGCGGATATTGCTTCGGCCTCTTCTTTTGAGGGTCCGCCCATTGAGTCATCTTTTGGTGAGAGGATGACACCTGGTACAGCCATGTTATGTAAGAGTGCTGCTGCATACTGTCCTGCGGCCTCGTCACCTAAAATTTCTCTTAATACAGATTTTAGAGGAGCAAAGCCTCGCCTATGGTTATTTGGATCAATTCCGTTTCGGATATGCACTATATCATTGGTTGGAACGACTATACTATTACCCCCAAGTCCACCGTGAGGTGCATACTTGAAGTGAGTTATTAAAGTATCTTCATTACCTTTTGGTTCAACTAAGTTAGGCATCAAAGGAACTAGCTGTACCACATTTCCATCTGAGTTTCGGTTTTTATATAAAAAAGCATCTCCATAAGCAGATAAAGCAACAACTATGTAATGTGCTAATAGGTTTCCAGAAGTAAAAGGATTTGGCCTATCAAGTAGTTTTGATAAAGGGTGTTGTTTGACTACTTCTTGATCTCCCTCGTCTTGATCAGTTAAAACTCTTATTCTTGGTTCTGCAAAAGAAGTTGCTAAAACATTTAAACAAGCGACTACTGCTGAGTTATTAGATCCATCACCAATATCATCTAATTGTGAAACAGGCCAATAACCTGAGTCTGTATTATATCCGTAAACCGCTCTGTCTAAACTTGTTTGTTGATTGTATCTACTGTATTTTTGTTCTTGTCTTTTCGTAGGTGCGTTTAAATAATCTACTACTCTTCTGTACCTCGATTTATTCTCAGCCATTTAGTAAGCACTCCATTCTCGTCTTATTTGTGCGCTTATAATTCCATATCCTATTGCGTCTACAATGTCATCATGATGACCTACTGGAAATGTCATTAATTCTCTTTCCACTTCCACTAACCAAGTAGCGCCCTGTCTGAAATAAACATCTCCAGCTTCCATACGAGCAGCTAGAGGTAAAGCTCTTGAAACTTTATCTTTATCTGCACGCAACTCTTTAACGGCTAGTCCATCTCGTTTCGCAAACTGAATAAGCGAAAGCTGGAAACCTGCTCGTTCCATACCAACCCATTGTAAATCATATTCTGCCATTTTTTGTCTTATTCGAGGTATTATGTCAGGAGCTTCCATACGCTTTCGATCAACATCTAAGACTAAAATTTTACCTTTTGGTGTTATTGCAAAGCTAGCTATTACTGTATAATCAGCACCTTTTTCGACAGAAGTAGCTAAGTCAACTGTGCAAAATCTAGTACATTCGTATAGATCTATGTTTTCACCACTAGCAAAAAACATACCATTTTTTTCTTTAAAGTACCTTAACCACTCTGGTTGTAGTATTCCCTGTCCTGCTTCTACAAATTCAGCTAAATATTCTTGTGCAAAAACTATTGATCCTACTTCGTCTTTGGCCTTTTCAACCTCTTCTCTTTCAATAAAAGGATTATCCCAAGTAGCAAATTGGAATCTTTCCCAATCAGGTTTATCTTGTGCAAACTCCCATAATTCATAAAACCAATTATTCATACCCATAGGTGTACTAATAAATAAAGCTGATCCTCTTCTTTCAGTTAAAGTAGGCCTTAACACCTGGTGCCATACATCTGGTTTTACGAAAGCAGCCTCGTCCATTACTAAGAAATCCAAACCCTCACCTCGAAGTCTATGTGGTGTATCTGCTGATCTTACTGCTATTGATCCACCGCCAGGAAACTTAACTTCCATATTAACTAACGATATTTCTGGCTCTATTGCTTCTGGAAAAGATCTTGCTGCCTCTAAAATATCACGCCAACCAACACGAGCAATAGTATAAGTTGGTGCAACCCACCAAGCTCTTTTACCAGCTAAAGCAATTTGTAAGCATAATTGGACACCAAGTCTTGATTTTCCAAATCGTCTACCAGCACATAAAATTTTCCAACGAGCATCGCTTTCTGTGACTTTTAGTTGAGCCTCGTGTAGTGGTGGTAGTTTAGCAATGGCTTTTCTACCATCTTTCATCTTTACTTGTGTTTCCATCAAGTAAAGTATAGCGATTTATTTGATCAGAACTAGTATGTAGGCGAAGTCGTCTAATAGTTTCTTATTAGCTATTGCTTCTATTTGATCTTCTCTTGTATATTTCTTTTTAGTATGTGTTGCAATAAATTCATTAACGCCAAATTCTGTGCTGTCGTAGATTAAAGAAAATGTATTTTCTAATTTCATAGTTTCAAACTCTGGTGATATAACAATCAGCTTTGATCCTGTTTTCATATATTGATTAAAGTTTAAAATATTAGCTTTTAAATAATTTTCTGGATCAACCTCTAAAGAACTATCGTCAACAACATCAAGCATATTTAAAATTACTACATCGGCTTGGGTTATTTCGTCAGGCCACATTTCATTAACAAAATCAAATTTAGAAACTTTTTTAGTTAGTAAGTTTGGGTTTAGATCATAACTAGCAACTTTATAACCCATAGCTAAACCTATGTCGTATGTCACTTGGTACTTATCTGATATATCAATAATTTTTGTATTGTCTGGATCGTCACCAAAAAAGTAAAGCAAATTTGCAATCATTTGAGGTGGTGTCTTTTTAGTGCTGTCATACCCAAACAATTCATTGTTTATTCCAAATGACCAGTTGTTTGTAGGTTTGAAGTTTATATTAAGCGTATCAAGATCAACATTTGTATTTGTTGATTCTAATTTTTCTACAATCTTTTGTTTTTTTACAAGTGTTCTCAAAGCCTTAACACTCATTTTTTTATCGTAAGCTGTTTTTAAATATTTGTCTTGATCTTGCTCTTGTAAGGACGCTACTTCTTGATGATGAGAAAAAGTAAGTTCTTTTACTCTACGCTCTGAAGGTATTTTATTAGCCACATAAGAGGCGGTTGCAAATGTTGAATAAGGAATATCCATATCCAAAGCCTGCGCTGCTAATTCGCCGTACTTTCTTTCGCCAAAATTCCACCAGTCACCAATCCACCACATTATATTTTGAGTGGCCTGAATTAAATTTTTTCCTATTTCTATCCACTGATCATAAGTTGTATCGTCAGCAAATACATAGTAATTAGAATCTCTGTGTGTAGTTATCTCTCCCATACTGTTATTTTACTACCTTTCTGTTATATGCAATTAAATAAAAAAAATCTGATAGCCCCTAGACAAACAAAGCAAACTAGGGGATACCAGAAATATCAAACAACTATGTGTTTCTTAAAGCTGTCTTTTATGTTTCCAATATTTACATTAGATCTAACCTCTGCGACAGGTACACCTAACTTGAAAGCAATAAATGTAGGTACAGACTGAATTTGATAATGATTTGCTATCGTTGGATTTTTATCAATATCTACTGCAACAAACTCACAATCTTGATCAGCCCAGTCATTAGAAAGATCTTCTACTGCTGGGGTGATTTGTTTGCATGGCTGACACCAATCTGCTTCAAACTTTACAACGGTGGTTGTGTCCCTAAGAACTGCATTTGTAAAATCTTCACCGTTAACTTTTCGAATCATAGTTTTTTAATAATAACATAATTCAGAAATAATTAAGTAAAATTTAAATATGAAAATTAGAACAGTACAAAAAAATTATGCACCAACTCTCAATCGTAAAGCGAGAAGACAGCTAGCAAAAAAGATTAGAAAAGATTTAAAGATTGAACAATCTAGATCTAAAAAAGGCAAGGCTGAACCTCTCGATTCAGCCGATGATGGGAGGAAGTCGGTTTAGTAGCCGACCTATTCACTATACAACATCGGACTTTGATTTTAGGTAAATAAAAAGCAGGTGTCTTGGCACCTGCTCTTTATATCAGTATTTCCAGAAAGGCTAGTTTATGGAAAACCTTACTATGACACTTAGCCATAGACGATTACTTAATATATATTACTTCTCTTCAAATTTTTTGCAAATTCCTAGATACAAATTTACTAGATCATCTGCGTCTTGAACTAAATTAATTCCTTTGATCCTCATATAATTAAATTGCTTTAACACAACTTCTTTTAGATCAGAATCGCTAATAAGTTCGTCTATTGCATCTTCTCTTTTTGTACCTGGCGGAAAATCTGGTATCTCTGCCATTATGCTGTCCCTTCTGCTTTTATACCAGTATAGGCTTCATTACTATCTGATAAAGCTGGTCTTATACTACAAGTAGGGAAATCATCTTTACGATAAACAAAATGTTCTAACATTTGTATTTTAAAATTCTTAAAAGCGTCCTCATCATCTTTACCTTCAACTGTAAAAACAATTTCATAGTCTAAAATCGGTTCACTCATTTGTTCCCTCAATACTTTTATATTTCTTGTGTATGTCACTATGATACTCTATATTGCTTTGCATTAAGAGATCATTTTGACTTGTTTGTTTAAAATCAAATATTT